ATATTGAATGACATGCCTCGGACAGCACTTGCAGACGTAGAAGCAGCCAGTATCTTTGATCCATTTTCTAACTCGATAGAACCTTTATTCCAAGATATTATACCCTGCTGCATCCATTTAGGTAAGTTTTCATAAGCAGTTGCAAGTCTTTGTAACAATTCTCTTGCAGTTGCTGCCTTGTTTGCTAGAATTCCAATATTTACACTATCATTAAAAATAAGATAGTGTAGAAGATATGATACAACAGTAGTTGATTTGCCGGTCTGTCGTGGCATTTTGCAAATATTAAATCTATTTTCATGAAATCTATTAATTAGTTTTTCTTGAAAGTCGTAAGGTTTAAATTGAGTCAAACCTTCATCAAGAGAAACAATTTTGATATAATTATTTGCAAAATAAACAGGGTCGTTCTTACAATTAATAAATTCTAAGACTTGCTCCTGAGAAAACTCAATAGTGGTATTTGCCTTTTTTAATAAAGGATTGCCAAGGTATACGTCACTCATTGTCCACAATTAATAAATCGAACATTGAAGAAACTGTTGCATTACTTCCGGTATAAGTTCTCACTTCAAGGTCGGTTTTTTCTGTAAAGTAAAGTGGAATACTAAAAGTAGTATGCATGTTACTATTATATAGATTTAATTCACTGGCAAGTCTAAATACTCCACCATCAGGTTTTTTCTGAAATAATCTAACAGTGTTTTCTTGGTTTTTGTTCATTGTTGCAGCAAATGATCTCAAATATCCACTCTTTCCTGCAGGAATGGTGTAAAAAGCAACTTGAGATTGTCCCATTCCTTCAGCAATCTGACAAGTAACACCTACGCTATGAGTAAAGTTAATATTACCTACATTATTGTTATCATTATTTCCAGTGAGAACATATGCCCTATGAGTTCTTAAAAATTCTACAGTTCCAGCAACACCAACAGTTCCGTTTAAAGTAAAATCTTCTTCCACTTCATTATAATTTGCATCAAGACCTTCAAGTCTAACTGTAAGTGCTCCTGTTTGTCCTGGAGCATCTTGTATCGAAGATGAGATTGCAGTTATTATTCCTGCTGAAGAAGGAAATGTATATGCACCACCAAAAGACCATACGGTATCATAAATTGCCGATGTAGTAACGACTGCTCCAAACTTGTGTACATTTGCTAATTGAGTAGTAATTCCAGCAGCGATATTTAAATCAAATTGAGTATCTCCACCACAAGCTCCAATGTTTCCATATTTGTCCGCACACATATGAACTTCAAATAAAGTTCTTCCATCATTTAAATAATCTTGTATATTTTTATTCCACTGTGCCATTTATCAATCAATCCATTCTAATTTTGATGGGTGGTATCTTTTCGCATTTTTAATATTAAAATTCTTTTCCTCTACTGGATAAATTTGATGAACCACAGATCCTGGGTATTCTCCTTGGAGTTGCTCTCCAAGTTCTTGCTTTGATGGTAAACCAGACTTAGTTACCATTTCAAGTCTATATAAATTTCCTTGCCACATTACATCTGCAACATAACTTTCTCCAACCTGTTGCTGTTCTGGTTGAGAGTTAATGTAAAGATTTCCGTTAAAGTCTCCAGAAATAGTTACTGATTCTGATAAGAACTGCTTAAAACTTTTCATCTTGTTTACCATTTTACTTTGTTTGCCCAATATGCTGCAGACATTTTGCCTTGAGCAATATTCTTTGCATGGCGATCTTTGAATGCTTTTCTACGAGCCGCATATCCTTCAGATTCTCCTTCTTTTTTAGGTGAACCTTTTACACCTCTTTGACCAAAACGAATAATCTTTTCCTCACCTCCACTACATGCCTTTACTACGTGCGACTTTCCCGTGAGAGAATCTCCAACTGCTTGTGCTTTTGGTTTGTTGCACTTCATTTTATCTTTATCAACTTTTGCCTCTTCTACTTGAAGAAGTGGTTGACCAGGCTCATAATCTCTTACATTAAAATAAGTAAGTCTAGAATCTGGATATACCTTTCTTACCTGATCTTGAACTTCTTGCCTTGATGGACGCTTTCCTGATGGGAAGAACATTTGAAGGGAATAAACTTTCCCTCTCCAAGAAACCATAGCAAATATAATGTTTCCAGTTTTTGATGGAAGTCTAGTTGCCTCTTCAATACTTTCTCCCATCGGTTTTACATAATTTTTATCTGGTCCTGGTTTTGCAGAACTTCCACCATAAAATTTCTTTGTTTTGCACTCGCAAGATTCCTTACCACATTTTGGGCAGCACTCCTCAGAAATAATTGGTTCTGGTTTAATAATATCTATAAACTCATATTCCGTTGGTTTAAACGAATCTTTCCAATTTAAAGATCTAAGATCTTTATTTTCCATTATAAGTCTATCACTGAGAGAAACATGGGATTCTGTCACACCATCAACTTCCGCTGGAGTCTTTTCATCGCTAGTTACAATGTCCCAAACTTTCCCACCATAAGAACACTCAGATCTTTTTTCTTTTTTATTGCAGAGTGGACAGAATCTTTCTTCTTTCATTTTATACAAAGAAATTTGGTATTTACTTATATTTATCAAAAAAGTAAAAGAAAATATTATTCAACATCAAAAAAGAATATATGAAATAGTCTTGAAGTTTCTTTAGTAAATCCAAAGTATTTTGATGCTGTATGTGGACATTGACCATCCCATATCACCAATCTATTGAAAACATTTCCAACAACGTCAACTTCTTCCCAAGGAGTAGAATCTACAAAACATCCTGTAGGTGCTGCATCTGCCCACATTTCATTTGCACCAGGTTCACTAGAATGTCTTATTCTTGTTTTCTTATGAGCAATCAAAGAAGTTCCGGTAGAATATGGTGCTTCTGGAGTTAAATATACAACTGCTGCATACATTTGAGAATCTGCATGATAAACTAAATGATCTTCTGCTGTGCAATATTGAAAGACTCCACAAACTTGATAAGTTTCCGTCCAATTGGTAATCTTTTTACCCATAATCTGTTCGAAAGATTCTTTAGTTCCTTCGACAATAAATTGCTCACCAGTTCTATTTCCCATAAAACCTTTACCAAACCCACCAGCACCAAAATCTTGCTGTAAAGCAAAATCCCTAATTGCATATGCATCATGGTAATAATTATCAACAACCCAAAGTGTTCCTTTTGAATTATTATTAATTCTTGCACCATCTCCGTTTAGAATCATTGTCATAGTTAAAATCCTGTGTATTTTTTCCTTAAAAATTTTAAATCATATCTTGTTTCTGATATTATGTGTTCCATATCTGCAAAAGGTAATTTATTTGGACTGCAACCTCTCCATTGTGGACCCCACTTCTGATTCAAATATTCAATATTCATATCATGAGATATTCTAAGTTTTTTTGCAAGAGATTGATCTTTTTTGCTTGTTTGACTTGCGTGAAGGTAATATTCATCTTTATTTCCTTCTCCATGAAAATAATTTGACTTTAATGAAGTTATTCTTGGAATATTTGAATTGAACAATCTCATAAGATAATCAGCATCTTCACAATAAGCTGGATAGCAATTTTCATCAAAAAGACCTAACTTTTCAATTACAAAATCTTTAATCAAAAATAAATCCCAACTTCCAGTATTATAGTCTCCACTAAAACCGTTTATTACTCCAACATCTTTATTAACTAAAGAAGTATCAATCATTTCCTTTAGAAAACCTTTATCAAAAGATACATCATCATTAACTATGATCCAATATGGTGCCATTATAAAACATTTTATAATCAAATTCCAAGCACCAGAACAACCAATATTTCCAGGAAGATTGCAAATTTTGACCTTATCTACAAATTTATTTGTAGTGTTTTTTAATTTTTCTAATTCATCATCAAGTTCTCCTTTACCATTATTATTGACAATAAAAAAAGTATCTACGGGATAGTCAATACTTTCAAGTAATTTTTTAACCCAATATGAACTATTGACAACTGCAGTTCCAATTACTGGAATTTTTTTTGTATTATAAAATTCTTTTTTTAATTTAGTATTTTTAAATGTTAATATTGCCTCATAATTTTCCAGTCCAAGACCATTTGAAACTTCTGATAATAAGGTAAAATTTCTTTTATACATATAGTCAATAATATCTTCTCTTGAAGGGGAATTGTGATATAATGGTTTTAATTGAACTTCCAATTCTATTGTATTAACCCTTCCAATAAAATTTCCCAAAGACTTTATTACATTCAAATCATTCCCTTGAGTATCAGTCTTTAATAAATCTATATGATCTATATTGTTTTCTGATATAAATGTATCCAGTCTCATTACATCTACTTCATATACAGATTCTATTTCATCAAATCCTGGGTCAAAATTATCCAATAAAGAAATAAAATCCTTAGAGTCATAATTAATATCGTGTAAAGAGGAATATGCATAGTGTCTATGAAAATTGAACTTAGATATTCCTTCTTCTGTAGAAATTGCAAATTCGTAACATTTTATTCTTGAATCATTTTTGCAAAATTTTTCAAGTATACGAAAATTGTGTTTACACGGTTCAAAGCAATATATTTCATCATAACCTTCAAATTTGCAAATTGACTCTCCTTGACAAGCACCGATGTCAAATGCAATTCTTTTTTTATTCATGATACAAAAATATTCTCCGCTTTTTTGGTTTCATCATTGATAATCATTAAATCTGATATCATTTTTGAATCTATCAAATCTGGATGAACCCACCAATCTTCATATGGTCTATCATTATCTGGGGATACATTATTAAAAATTCTCACATATCCAAAACTTTCCAAATATTTTTTAGATTTTTCCTGGTATGATTTTGTTTCATCACAATAATAATCGTGCTCATATGTAATTGTTGCAAACTTATATTTTTCAAATGGAATTGTTAATAGAATTTTATAAGTAACATTTGGAGGATCGCAATCCATTTGCAAATAATCAATTTCGGTTGGAAACTCCATCGAACTTAGTAATGCATCATAATTTACGCATGTTCCATCTTTTAGCAAGCAAGGATTTTTTCTTTCTCTGGTATGAGAATCGACAAATCCCTCATCAAGATCGAAAGAAATACCTTTCCAATTAAAATCTCTTTCTAAAAGAGCAGTATTGCTGCCATAAAAAGAATTTCCTGCACCCAATTCTAAATAAGTTCCATCTTTCTTACCATTAAGCATTGTAAGAACAAAAATATCTTGATATGCCTCTGAATAGTTTTCTTTAATTTTATCTGATCCTTCAAATTTATATTTTAATCTACCAAATTTTGATTTATTATATTTACTAAATGGTGCTATCTCAATATTTTGATTAATATTAACATTCATCATTTTTAAATTATCTATGGAAGATATTTTGTAAGTTTCTTCCATTTCATAATTATCTAATAGGTTCAAGAAACCATTTCTAGACTCTTCACATAATCCACACCACCAACCACTCAACGCTTTTTGAAATAGAAGTCCATATTCTCCTGGATATTCTAAGTTTGAATTTAGTGGTGGTGGATTTAGATCATCGCATACACCCAATCCAATTGAAGAAATCGTATAACAATCATTCCAATGACCATCATTAGAAGATCTTTCATAATGCTGAGACATTAAAAAATATGCCTCAGGTCTTTTTGGACAAATTGACAATGCGTGTAGAAGTAAACTTTTAACTGTAAAATTCCTAGTTCCTTGTTTTGTAAAGCAAATTGCTGCTCGAATTAGGCATTCATATTTAAAAAGATCATTATCCGTTCTTTCCGCAGATCTCAAATAATAAGAAACTGCTGCTGCAGTTTGATTTATATTTTCATAATAAAATCCTAACAAATAATTATTTTCATAGACTTCTGGTTCATTTATATAATTTTTTAGCAAATCTTCCAGATTAAGTTCAACTATTGATGGTAAATTCATTGTGTTATAAAAATAAGTAAATTAAAAAAGATCAACTTTGTTATTCAACATTTCAGTTAAAATAGTAATTGGAAACTCTAATATATATGCAGCATTATCTTGGAACCCAAAAGTCATTACTAAATTATTATCTTTTTTTGCTAATCCAATGCAAAATTCGACATCACCATCCATTATATTAAACTCGTTTGAATGTGAAACAATATTCCAAGATTTATCCCAAACAATAAATCTGTGGTAATAAATGGCATCCTTTCTTCCAACTTCACTATCAAATAAACAAACTTCATGAGTGCAAGCAAGATAATAATCTCCAATTGGAATTACTTGAGAACCTCCACGAAGATCTCTAGGTAAATCTATTTGTTCACCCAAATGAGTAGTTTTTGATGTTTGATTTTCTGGATCTACTTTGACAACTTCTGTTGGATTTCCCCATTTTACATAATGATATGGCATGTCCAAAATGGGCATCCAATTTTTTTCGCAATAAGAATTTGGATCATTTGGGGGTGGAATTCTAAACCTAGAAACTTCGGTGACTTTATCATCATCTATAACTATTTCGCAAAGTTCCATTCTTCCAGTTCCAATAGTATCCAAATCTCTACGAACACCGGAAGTATAAAGTTTCCCTTCCCACCTAAAAATTCTTGCATCCTCTAAACCAACAAAATCCCATAATGGTTCATAATTATCGAATTTTGAAGTATCAATTTTATCAAATCTTTTTAAATTATATGTTTCATCAAACTCCAAATAATAATTTGTTGTTCTCAAATGCATATCATCTTCTGGGTGAACATATGTTAATGGTCCCCAAACGTGTTGAAATAATTTTTTTTCGGAATGATAAAAAGTGTAATTTACTGCTCTTAAAATTACTCTAATTTTATCATCTTCTATTAAAACCGATGGATTCATCAGACCCAATCCATTAGTAAGATCTGATGGAATAATTAGCGGATGTATTGATCCACCATTATCTAATGCAAGTTTTGCAAAGTTTCTCATAAAAAAATCAATTTTCTAATTTGGATTATTTATTATAGGTTTAAGTGGTCCCAATTCCAACTGGTATTGTTGGGTCAGTAAACAAACCAGTTTCATAATCATAAGTCCACCCAATATCAACGGATTGATCTTCTTGTATTTTTATTAAACTCTGCCTTGCTCCTGGTGACCACTCAGACACTCCATCCCATAAAACAATATTTACAACATAGTAGTAGATTACATCCGATGGACCTGGCATAGTACCTTCGGGCCAGTTGGATTCTAATACTGCATATCTCATATGAAAAATAAAAAATCTTTATATGAATCAAATTATTTATATTAAATGTGAATATTTTTTAATAATCTCTTTCATTTCGGAGTGATTATATGGTCCACGAGAATCTACAATATTGGAAATAAAGTCTGGATCTGGAGAATCAGAATCCCATTTTATAACAGTATATTTTCCGTCAAGTGTGTATTGAAGATTATCTAAATTTTCTATTGTCTGAGAGAAATCAATTTTTGATATTTCTCCTGCAGGAATTATAAGATACTTTCTGTTTATCATTTTTATTTTTATTTATTTTTTGAGTTCTTGAGACTATTCCGATAAACCAACACCCACTATCTTTTATTATAGAATCCTTCAATATTACTCCATAATTACCTACACAAGATTTCAGAAATTGTTTTAGTCTTGAATGTGAAGTTGGTTTTGCTGCCAATAAGTATCCTGGTCTTACATCATGCATTTTTGCTATTCCTGGACATCCAACAAAAACTTCTCTATGAAAACTTCTACCGAGTTCCATTAAGGAAACGCCAACAGTAGTTGCTTCTTTCTTTAACCCCATTGTTAAATTATATACTTTTCTTTCAGTTCTATCTCCACCAACTTTTTTTCTTACTTGCTTTGCCCTAAGAACTCTTTTCCAAGTAGGAATAGCACCACCTTGTATTGGTGTTTTTACCTTTAAAATTCTTACAACATAATCGGACAAGTCAGAATAAATTATAACTTTAGTGTAATGATATTTGGAAAATGTATACTTTTCCTTTTTAAATTTTATTTGCGATAAACTTTTTGGATGTCTTTTATAACCTGCTTTTTTGAGTGCAGATCTATCTGATATATTTTGTCTTCTTTTATTTTCTTCATAACTAAAGTATTCCTTTCCAGTACCACGAGGATATAATCTCCTAATTCCCTTTTCAATCATCATTCTTCAATTCTGACAGTGGCACTTGTTGCCACAATTGTTCCTGAAGTACTTCCAGTCCTAACTTGTAATGTAAAGTCTTCTTTATCATCCGAAGTTCCATCATTTCTGGCAGTTAAAGTTACGGAACCAGTATTGTTGTTAATTGTGAAAGATCCAGAAGTTGTGGCTTGAGTAAAGTCTGCAGATGAAACCTCACCACCACCTAATGTCCAATATAAAGTTGTTCCATTTGCAACATTAGTTGTTGTTATTGTAAATACTACAGATTGTGGAGTACCTGCACTGCTGGTTTCGTAAATTGTTGATGCTGATTGTGAGATAGAATATGTTGGAGTTGTAACATCATTGATTGTTACAACGGAACTTGATCCGATAATAGTACCGGAAGTACTTGTAGTCCTAACATTCATTTTGAATGTTTCTGTTCCTTCTGTTGACCCATCTGCTGCTATTCCTATACTGATTACATTATTTGTTCCTGGAGTCATTGAGAAAGAACCAGAAGTGGTTCCAGCAGTAAAATCGCTAGAATTAACTGTCCCACTTACACCATCTAAAGTATAATATAAAGTTTCTCCTGCAGTAAAACCAGAATTGGCAACTGTAAAACTTATCGAACTACCCTCACTAACACTTGTTGCCGAAGTTACGGTTACGGAACCAGATTCAGTTGATAATCCTGCTTGAGATAACCCAAGTGCTACACATTTTGCATTGTATATCTGAGCAATTTCTGAGTGAGTTAGTGCTCTATTATAAATTAATGCTTTGGCAATTTCTCCATCTATATTGCCTGCTGTTCCAGCATTAGCACGACCTATGGCAACATTTGTTGACGTTGTAGTATCAATGGTTTGAGTTCCAGTATTATAATTCACAAGTTTTTGTGCATTATGATATAGAGTTATATCTTCAAGATCATTAGGTGCTCCTGTACCAATAGTAATGGTATTTGTTCCTGTAGTTCCTGATGCTCCTTCTGTGTTTGTATCTGCTATTGAGATCCTGGAAAAACCACCAGAACTTCCATTATCACCATCTCCACTTCCTCCGTTTCCACCAGAACCAACGGTTACTGTGTATTGTTGCCCAGCAGATGCTGTCCAGCTTCCGTAAGCAAGAGCACCGCCGCCACCGCCGCCGCCACCTTCATCATCCTTATCGGGGTCATTATCACCACCACCGCCACCACCACCGACTACAACAGCAGAAACAGATGTTACGCCAGAAGGAACTGTGAACGTTCCACTAGAAGTAAATGTTTGTTGATTTGATATTCCATTTGCTGCATTTGATGGGTACGAATAACTACCCCAAACAAATCTCACAACACCATCTCCACCATCGCCACCAGAACCACTACCATTATTACCTCTGACGCCACCGCCGCCACCACCATAGTTACCACCATCGCCGCCAGTACCACTGGTATTTTGTCCAGAGGCACCTCCAGAACCGCCACCTCTTGGAGCAGTTCCACTAGAACCAGATCCATATATTCCTACACCACCACCGCCATCACCGTCATTAGCACCACCAGCACCACCGCCACCAGAACCATTTTGGTTTTCTCCACCACCATTACCAGTATATCCACCAGCTCCAGCGCCACCGCCACCGTCTGATGCTCCACTGCCGCCAGAACCACCAGATCCTCCATTAGTCCTCGATATTCCACTAGAAGACCCACCACTACCACCACTAGCACCGCCGCCGCCACCGCCGTTACCGCCTCCAGCAGTTAAGTGGTTATTGGTGAAGGTTAAAGTTGCTCCAGATATAGTAGTTGTAAGGTTGTTTGATAGGGTAATAGTTCCTGAAGAGCTATTAAACGCCGTAACTGTTGTGTTGTTAGGAACTCCTGTTCCAGTGACTACAGTTCCTACCAGAATAAAATCAAAAATGGCATCAGGAGTTCCACCACCACCCGCACTACCTGGCCAGGTAGCTGAAAGCATATTCCAACCATTTACTGTGAGAGTTTTTGTTGATTGTTGAGCACCACCAGAAACTCCCATACTAAAGTTATTAGAAGTATTGAGTTCCATTGCCCATTTACCACCATTAGTGGCAGGGTCTCCCCAAGTAAAAAGTCTTTGTTGACTTGTAATAGTATTAGAGTCTAGTTTAAAAAATACAATAGATGTTCTTGCTGTTGTGCCAGTGACTCCATTGTATCCAGACAGGTTTACATAGTCATCAACGCCATCAAATACTAACTTACCAAAGTTACCAGAATTATAAGATGCTCCATTTGTGAGTGTACCGTCTCTGTCAAAGGTTCCTATATCTTCAACTCCACCTGTGCCAGTGTTACTCTCTGATATTTGTCCATCCCAGTGAAATTGAAGTCCACTTGTTGGTATGCCGCATTTACCATAAAAGTCTGAAAAACTTATGGCACCACTTGTTGGAGCATTATCTTGACCATAATATTCACCGAGTTCAAGTAGACCTGCTAGAGTTGGAGCAGTATCTCCACTGAACTGTTCGTGGATATCTGCTAGTGATATTGGTCCTGATGTGGGCAGACATGGTGTAGTAGGAGCTGTAGGACCTGATGGTGGTGATGGTGGTGGTGGTGGTGGCGGTGGTGGCATTACCATACTTAAACTCCTCCCATATCTTTCATTTTTCTATTATGGATTAAAATTTTTCTAATTAATCAATTTTTCAATTCATTCTTATCATACAGGTTCTTCTGCTGGTGGTTCTTCTGCTGGTGGTTCTTCTGCAGCATCTGGATCTACAAAAGAAATTACACCAATTGCTGCCTTATTCTCAACTCCTCTCAGTTGACCTTCGAGAATCTCTTGAAGATAATCTGCGTCTACAGAACCATCTTCTAGATGTGGAATGTTAACCACTCTGGTGTGAGTAAATCCATCAGCATTGGTATATGTAACCTCAACTGTCTTATCTTCTTCAGCATAATCTGCCACTGTGTATGTAATATTCATTATGCTATTTTCTAAGTTCAGTAATTTGTTGCTTGAGACTATTTATCTGACTTTGTTGCTCTTTAATTGCCTCAATCAATAATCCAACCATATTGCCATAAGCAACAGATTTGATTCCATCTTCATTAGTTTCTACTGCTTCAGGGAGAACTTCTTCAACCTCTTGGGCAATGACACCAGTGTGGCGCTTATCACTATCCAAATCTGTTCTATCGTAAGTGATGCCTCTAAGTGATTGAAGTTTATCAAGAGCATTTGGAATAAGTTCAATGTTTTCTTTAAGAGTTATATCCGAATATGCAGTTACATTTCCTGTTGCAGTAAAAGCACCTGTAGATCTTGCAAATGTAAATCTTGTTGTTGTTCCATCTCTCATAAACAATGAACCAACACCAGTGCTGTTCATATCAAAATACATATTCGACCCATTGCAGAACATTTCAAAATCATCTCCAGTTCCAAAAGTCTGGATAATATTATCATTGAATCTTAAAGTTCCAGATGTTTTTTGATCAGCAGCATCAGATCTTAAGAACTGAGAACTATCGACACCATCAAGAGTCCCAGCACTACCGGTGATACTAATAGCCCAAGTTCCTGAAGCATCGCCACCAGTTCTTGTAGGAACATTCAGAGATGCTCTCATACCAGTAGCATCATTCTTTCTGATGAAATTATCGGTGGATGAGTAAAAGATGGTGTCACTAGAACGAGATGAAGCTCCATGACTCATATTAAAGTAAGATCCATATCCATAATTCATGGTCAAATGACCACTACCATCTCTCAATGCGATAGTGTTTCCGGTTGCTCCTGTTGCTGTGTTGTATCCATCCAGTAAATCAGCATCTAAACCACTTCCAGCACCATCATTACCTGCGTGCCATACGATATTAGCATTGCCTGCGTAGATGTTGTTTGAAGCAACTCTCAATTGTCCAGTAGATTCAATTTGGAATACATTAGTAGTACTATTTTTAAATACAAAACCTCTATTAGTTCCTCCAGTCATTCTGAAGTACATATTATAGTCAGAAGTTGAATCTAGTCTTCCACCCCAAGTTGCATCGCCCGTAGAGGACATCCATATCTTATAACTATTACTATCCCAGAATCTCAAACCGCGACCATTACCCGCAGCAAGTCTTGCATCTACAGAATTTGCAGCATCCGATCTAAAGAACTGAGAACTATCAAGGTTGTCAAGAGTATCTGCATTAGTTGTCGTTAATCCACCAGGACCTTGAATACCTGTGATTCCTTGAGCGCCTGTGGTTCCTTGTCTACCTTGGATACCTTGAGCACCTGTGGTTCCTTGTCTTCCCTGGATGCCTTGAGCACCTGTAGGACCTGTAGGACCTGTAGGACCTGTACCACCTGTAGGACCTGTAGGACCTGTTCCGCCAGTAGAACCAGTGGTTCCTTGTCTACCTTGGATACCTTGAGCACCTGTAGGACCTGTAGGACCTGTTCCGCCAGTAGAACCAGTGGTTCCTTGTCTACCTTGGATACCTTGAGCACCTGTAGGACCTGTACCACCAGTATTACCTGTAGTACCTTGGATACCTTGTCTAC